TGAAATGTCCTCTTTGAACCGCTTAATGTCCTTATGCTCAACATGACTGCTGATATTGTGGTTTAGCAGAATCACATTTTCTTTGCCATATTTTCTAACCGCTTCGATTGCTGCCAGTGCGGATGAATGTCCGCCGCTGAAACATACTATTGCTTTATCCATCTCATCCAATTTCCTCCCTCTTAGCCTCTGCAATCTCGTCCAGTGACACCCGATTCTCGCAAACTGCATTAAATTCGTCATTGATTTCCTTTTCGAGTTTCTTCAAGTCGTCCGGCTCCCATTCGTGCTTGTCCTGCAATTTAAGCGTCACGATATCCATAACAGTATCGATCGATAGCCTTAATCCTGTTTTCATCCCTGCGTTGTACGATTTTAGGATGTCGGAACGGGTGTAGATTTTTGCGTTCATGGTTCGACCTCCGTTATCTCGATTTCCGTCCTTGGATGGACCTTATCGTATAAAACTCGGCTGCCATCCGTCGAAACAACAATCCGACAATTATCATCCTCCAACACATGAGCCTTGGTTAAAATGTCATGCAACGCGCTATGCAGATTTATGAGGTCTACGCGCCTGTGTGTCGGCATGAAGTATGTTGCCTTGATGTTTATCGGATAATCAATATTAAGCTTGTACTGCCCCGTTATAAGCTTCAAACAGTCGCTTTCGTACTGCAAGTAGGGTTTTGATTGCCTTACATTGGGCTTTCCTCCCTTAACCGATATTTGCATTGAATTTTTTTTGGTTGCCGGGGCAATGGGAACTATGAGTTTAATCATGCTTTCACCTCAATCTATAATTGGTGCTCCCTTGCACCCTCTGTGTGTTTCTTCATGCCCTACCTTGCACTTGTGAATTGAGTTAAGACAACGCTTAGGACATTTTAGTTTGCATTCTTCGCAGCATAGGTTCGTGCCGACTTTCAAACATCGGTATATGTAACACTTTTTCATCGGTCACCTCTCAAAGTTGGAAAACACATCAGAATTTTCATACTCGGATATGTCATAGGTGGTTGGCTTAGCATCTGCTTTTTTAGCCGGACCGTGATTGTCGTAATTTCCCTCAATAATTTTCTTCCAGTTTTCCGGCTTCAATATCCAATCAATCGATACGCGAAAATCTTTTACTCTGCCAGTTAAAAAGTCGCTTGCTTCAACTCTTTTAAAAACTTCGCTCATTTCATCAGCCGTCATGTTCTTGTCGCGAATCCGTTTCTTTCTGCCAGATGACCATTTTTCTGACTCTTCCGGTTGCGGTAAAGATATACAATATTTCAAAAAAGCGTCGCGATACTCGCTATACGTTATCTTTATTGCTTTATTGCTTTCTTTAGCTTTATTACATAGTGGTCGGTCGTTGGTCGTTGGCTGGTCGGTCGTTGGTCGGTCGTTGGTCGTTTCGTTGGTCACTTGCTGATACTGATCGTAATTTTTTATAGTAACCATGCTGTATTGAGGCGTTGTTTGGTTGGTCACTTCCCCGGTCGAAATTAGGTGATTTAATGCAGTCCTCACGCTTCGTTCCGACATTCTCAATTCTGACGCAAGCGAAGCGCGCGAATAGATGCGTTGCCCTCTTTCCACCGTAATCCCACGCCACTGCTGGGGTTCGTAGTTTGCGGTTAAGATTAGATGCAAAAAAACTGATTTTGTGTTTACGTCCGTGTACCATTCCCAACTTGTAAGAGAACGGAACAACCGTATGTACCCGAATTCAAGCATTTTCCCACCTCATTAAAAGAAGCTACGTTGTTCGCATTCTAACTCAGCATTCTTAAGATTCAAACACGCTTGATTGAAGTAGCTTTCTTTGAGCTCTATTCCAATGTGACGGCGTTTCATTCTGATTGCTATAACTCCTACAGAACCAATTCCATCAAAAAAGTCCAAAACTATGTCACCTGGATTACTCCATAAATCAATCGCGCGCTCAATAACTTCTAGCTGCAAAGGACAGATATGCCGCTCGTCTTCTTCGACCCGTGCACTCTCTTTTTGGAGCGTTTTCGACGGGTTGATATCCATCCAAACAGGTGATGCATACTCCTGCCACTTTGGTATGGGAAAGTCAACATTCGTATGGACAATTGGCTCAGGGTTCACATCGGGTTTTCTAAAAGATAATAGATAGTCAGGTATTCCTTGACGGCTGCGCGAACTATCCTTATTCTTTTGTTTGTTAAGCAGTCCGAGCGCTTTTGTCCTCTGCATTGCCGTTACTGGGTCTTTCCAAATGCATACTTCCGAATGGTAGATAAACCCTAATTTTTGCATCCACCGGATTATATCACCTCGAAAGTCTTTAATTCCGATGTATCCGTCGCGCTCTTTTGAAGTTGGAAGGTTCATGCAGTGAATGCACACTAACCGGCCGGGCATTGTCACTCTGAATATTTCAGCGCCTAAAAACATGTATTGTTCGCTGAACTCTTCATAACTGCGGCAATTCCCCATGTCTCGCTCGGAATTTGAGTATGTATAAAGGCTTGCAAAAGGAATTGAAGTCACCGAAAGATGAATTGTATCGCTCGGAATTCCCTTCATTATTTCGCAACTGTCGCCTTGATAAACCGTCCAATTTTTACCATATTCTTGATTTATAACTTTCATTATGCTGCCAACCAGTCGGGCAATACCATTTCAATTTGAGGATTATAATTAATCGTTTCACGTATGGTTCCTCTAATTTCTCCCTCTAATATTGTCCTAGAATATTTGACCATTTCGACGGTCATTTCTTTTGACTGGCGTTCCTTTCTTTCAATATTTTGCTTTACTGCGCCTTCCGCCTCACTTATGACAATATGGGCATTTACCTCATTTTGTTGTCCAAATCTCCAGCACCTTCGGATGGCTTGATACATCATTTCGTAGCTGTCAGATAATCCAACAAATATCATATTGTGGCAACCTTGCCAATTTAGTCCGAACCCCGCAATTGACGGTTTAGTGACTAAGCACCGTACCGAACCGATCGTAAATCCTTCTAAAGTTTCAGCCTTAAAATCATTAGTATCACTGCCGCGAACCTCAACTGCTCCATCGATTATTCTTTTAAGTTCGTCCGCCTCGTCATTCAAGTCACACCATATCAGCCATTGCTCATTTGGACGCTTTGCAATCAGTTCTGCGGCCATTTGGCAACGGTCAGTTAAACTACTACGCCGCGCCTGTCTGCGCTCTTGCAAGGTCTGTGCAATGGTTGTGCCGAACAGCATCTGACCGTCTATTTCTCCGGGGCCGCTTTCTACAACGTGCTCAAACATGTTTAGCTTTGGAAGATCATACCCGTCAGCGGAATATCCTAAGTCGGATGGAGTGGTAAGCACTACAGCCCAACTTGCAAGCCATTTCCAAAATGCATCTTTTGCGTGTCCTTTTATCCTCCATTTTGAAGTATCCCCGCCATCGTGAACAAAGAACGTGGCGAGCATTTCAGTGCGGCTCATGATGCCTAAAAACTCCGCTTGATTGCCTAATTCCATAAAGTCATTCGGGGCCGGTGTTGCGGTACAAGATAATTTGTATTGGGTATTCTTAAAGCAGGTAGTTATCATTTCACGCGTTTTGCTATCGTGATGTTTCAAAATTGATGATTCATCGAGAACTATTCCACTAAATGTAGCAGGTTCAAAATGTTCCAACATTTCATAGTTTGAAATGTTGATTCCGGGCTTTACGTCGGCCTGTGTACGGCAGACTGCCACGGTATAGCCAAACTTTATGCCCTCTCTTTGTGTCTGTTTAGCGACGGCAAGTGGGGCTAATATCAGTACCGGCATAGAAGTATGTTTCGATACCTGACGTGCCCATTCGAGCTGTTGAATTGTTTTTCCTAATCCGCAATCTTCAAAAGCTGCAGCCTTTCCTTTTTTGATTAGCCAACGTATAATATCAGACTGCCAATCAAAAGGGCCTTTCTGAATTTCATACGGTTCAAATCCTGTTGATTGCGTAAGAATCTGCTTGGACTTAAGAAAGTCACTATACGTTGTTTTCGTCGTCATTTGGATCTCCTTTGTTGACTTCTTCCCACCCAATTAAAGTAGTTTATTCTTCTTCCATCATTGCGCCTCCTTAAGCCTGACTGGCAGTAATATTGTGAATAGATCACCTTCCGAAATGGTTATAGGTGACGTTTCACTTTCA